CGCCTCGCGGGGCGGGGCTCTGCCCCGCACCCCGTTGGGGGACACCCCCAAACCCCCGAAAAACTTCGAGTCGCTGCCGCGACCCCAGTTTTTATAGCGCTGGCGCGCTAGGTACACACTCTCCGCAAATAATATTTTTCCAGTATTTGCTCCGAGTGTGCCCATAATGTCCTAATTATATGTAATTTAGATAACATTTTGATAACAAAGCGTTCGTTTTACCCTTTTGAACGGGTTAGTATATATGTAAGGATATGAGCGCTACTAACAAGCGAATATCCTTCCCGCTCGGCAGCCTTGGTGGCTGCCTCGCTTTATAGAGGGGGTAGCGAAGCGCCTTGGAGGCGCTGAGCGAAGGGGGATATTATATGGAGGGTTATTATGGCTGCTAAGTCTGGCAAGGAACACCATAATGTGGCCAAACTCCAAGAGGCAAAAGCCAAAGTTTTAGATTTCGTCCGTCAAGGACTTGACCTGCAAGATGCCCTTGCTAGGGCTGGCAGGAAGCCTGACGTGATGAAGGACTGGCGGAAAGACCCTAAGTTTGTCAAAGAACTTGAATCTGCCAGGGAAGAAGGCGAGCGCGCCCTCAGCATCGTCACAGGTGACGCTAAGTACAAGATAGGTTTTGAGCAGTTCTCAGCAGAGTTCTTAGACTCACCCATCTTCCCTCATCATAGGTCCTGGATTGATGTCCTTGAGGGGCGCGAGCCCTCCTGGACCCACCCGGCTATGACCTACGAGCCTTCTAGCCCTAAACGGCTACTGATAAACGTGCCACCTGAGCACGCCAAGAGCACGGTCATCACAGTCAACTACTGTGTCTACCGGATAGCCATGGACCCCAACATTAAGATTACGATTGTCTCTAAGACTCAGGAACGCGCTAAGGAGTATCTATACTCAATCAAACAGCGGCTGAGTCATGAGAGGTGGAGCAAACTTCAAGCCGTCTACGGCAGTGCCGGAGGCTGGAAGGAAGACGCCGATACCTGGAAGGCTGACAGAATCTATCTCAGCCGAGACTCCACCGAAAAGGACCCAACGGTTCAAGCATTGGGTATCGGCGGTCAAATTACTGGTGCCCGTTCCAACCTAATCATCCTAGATGACGTGGTGACCACCTCAAATGCCCATGAGTGGGAAAAGCAACTCTTGTGGCTACAACGAGATGTAGTTACCCGTCTTGGTGATAACGGTAAGTTGTTGATAGTAGGCACCCGAATCGCATCCAATGACCTATACCGTGAACTACGCAAGGGTGAGCATTGGACTAACGGTAAGACCCCCTTCACTTACTTTGCTATGCCAGCAGTATTGGAGTTAGACGAGAAGCCAGAAAACTGGGTTACTCTATGGCCCAAGAGCCATGTACCATGGGAGGGTTCAGATGAGGGTATACTTCCAGATGAAAACGGATTATATCCTAAATGGGACGGGCCAGCACTCTTTCGAAGAAGGAGTGAGGTTTCTCCGTCAGCCTGGGCATTGGTCTACCAACAGCAAGATGTACAAGAAGATGCTATTTTTCCCCCTGCTTGTGTGCAGGGTTCAATCAACCGGGTGCGAAAACGAGGCATTCTAAGACCTGGTAATCCGGGACATCCTAAAGAGCGCGGTGCTTGGTATACGATAATGGGCCTAGACCCAGCGATGACAGGCAATACTGCGGCGGTTATGATGACAGTAGACCGCAATACTCGCAGGAGATACATCCTAGATGTCATGAATATGGTTGACCCAACTCCGGGAAAGATTCAACAACTGATTGAAGACTGGGTTGAGAAGTACCAACCTCAAGAACTACGTATTGAAATCAATGCTCATCAGAAAGCCTACGCGCTAGATGATGACTTGCGTTCCTACCTAGCATCTGCTGGAGTAAAATTCTCTAGCCAGTTTACAGGTAAGAACAAATGGGACACAGCCTTTGGTGTGGCTGCTATGGCAGGACTCTTTGGGTCTATGCGTAACGGAGTACATCAAGGCGATAACCTTCTGGAACTTCCTTCACAGGATACAGCAGAAGGGGTGAAGGCTCTAATCCAACAGTTGATTACTTGGAAGCCTGATACCAAAGGCAAGACAGACTGCGTGATGGCTTTGTGGTTCTGTGAACTACGCGCCAAAGAAATCATTGGCAACATGAATATAAACCAAAGTCACATGAGCAATAGATGGGCTACTAGAAAGCAACTCAATCAGCGTTACGTGATGAACGTAAATGACTATGAGTTCTCGATGTACGAATAGGACTATGATGGAATTAGATATCCAAACAATCGCTCGGCGGGTGGACAACCTAAAGCAGCGCAACGGTGCTAGAGATGCCCGTATGCAGGATATCCTTGCTGTCCGTAAGGGTGATTTGGGTCAGATTTATCCTGACTTGTTCCCTGAAGGCATGGACAAGTCGATGGTTGCTAACTTTGTCGATGTCGCAGCACGCGACTTGGCTGAGGTACTAGCCCCACTTCCATCTTTCAACTGCTCAACTACTAATGTCAATAACGACAAGGCTAGAGCATTTGCCGATAAGCGCACCATGATAGCCAACAACTTTGTCTATCACTCACGGTTACAGTCTCAGATGTACTGGGGTGCCGACTGGTACTTCTCATACGGCTTCCTACCTATCCATGTAGAACCAGACTTTGATACTGATTTGCCACGCATTCGCGTAGAAGACCCAATGGGTGCGTATCCTGAGTTTGATAGATTTGGTCGTTGCGTAGCATACGCAAAGGTTTACTTTAAGACCATTGGAGAACTGGCTGTAGACTATCCAGAGTATGCTCCAATGCTTCTTGGCCGTGAAGGATTCAACCAAGATACAAGTCATATGGTTGAGATGATTCGTTACACCGATAAAGATATAACAGTTCTTTACTTGCCAACTCGTGGTAACTTGATTCTAAACGTTGCCTCTAATTCACTCGGCAAGATGAATGTGTTTGTAGCAAGACGTCCTTCTCTTGATAATGAGACACGTGGACAGTTTGATGATGTTTTGTATGTACAACTTGCTCGTGCTCGATTCGCTAACTTGGCGATGGAAGCAGCAGAGAAGTCAATCCAAGCACCACTTGTAGTTCCTTCAGATGTTGTAGATATGCCTATGGGTCCTGATGCGATTATCCGCACAGCAACACCAGCAGGTGTGGGACGAGTTAGACTAGATGTACCAGCAGCCGCGTTTCAGGAGCAGGCAGCACTACAGAACGAACTTCGTTTGGGTGCTCGTTATCCTGAAGGTAGAACCGGAACCATTGATGCTTCAATCATCACTGGTCAAGGTGTACAAGCACTGCTTGGTGCATTTGACTCTCAAATCAAGGCAGGACAGACAATCCTGACCGAAGTATTTGAAGATGTCATAGCAACATGTTTCGAAATGGACCAAATCCTTTTCGATAAAGAAAAGAGCGTCAAGGGAATCGCACAGGGTACGCCGTACGAGTTAAAGTACAAACCTTCTAAAGACATCAAAGGTGACACCTCTATTGAGGTACGTTACGGTTTGATGGCAGGACTTGACCCATCGCGAGCCTTGATTTTCTCTCTTCAAGCACTTGGTGCTGACTTAGTATCTAAGGACTTCATTCGTCGTGAACTTCCATGGAGCGTAAACGTATCGCTCGAAGAACAACGAATTGAAATCGAAAAGATGCGTAACAACCTATCTGCTGCAGTTACAGCCACAGCGCAAGCAATACCTGCCATGGCTGCACAAGGACAAGACCCATCTGCGTTAATCCAAAAGATTGCAGATGTTATTGAGCGTCGTCGCAATGGGGACACTATCGAGGCTGCTGCGCTTGCCGTGTTCACACCTGAACAACCAGCGCAGGCAGAGATGACCCCGCCAGGCACACAAGGACCAGTTGAGCAATCCCCGTCCCCGGTTCCTCCTGGACAACCTTCTGGTGGGGTCCCACAACAGGCTTCTCAAGAAATGCCCGGAGATTTGATGTCAATACTGGCAGGCTTAGGGGGATAGTGTGGCTACAAGAAAAAAAGCAGCACCTAAAAAAGTAAAGAAAGTTGCTAAACGTCGCAAGACAACAAAGGAACCAGTACTTACAAAATTAGATTTTTGGGCAATTGCTACTAAAGAAGTTTATGACTCCTTGCGTAAAGCAGGAATGGATGAAGGAACAGCCCTAGCGTTTGCTATGGATAGGGCAAGTTATCCTGATTGGATAGTAGACCCAAGTGACCCAATTAAGAATCCACTAGATGATTTCGACGAAGATGAGGACTAAATATGTCAATGCAGGATATTCCAGCCGGTCCAGGTCGATACACTCGCAGAAACGATTTGGGTAACGTAAAGAAGATTCAGCGTGAAGGTCGTGACATCTCTGAAGCAGGTGGCGGACCATACAGAGAGCGCAAAGATTTGAAAGAACTATCACAGGCTCTTCCTACGGATAATCCTGGAGCAACTGCAACTGGCAACAATCCATTCGTTGCTGGTATACCGAATCCAGATGCTTTTCTTCCAGGTTCCGGTGGACCAATTACTGAAGGCGCGGTAGGTGGTGAAGGAGCAGGTCGTGAAGCGCTACAGACACCTGTAGATGCAATTGACCAGACATCAGTTCTTGTTCGCGCTATGTTTATGCAAAACCCACAGTCAGTTATTCTGGCTAACATGGTACAAGCCTTCAACGAAGAGAATCGTTAATGGCAGAACTCAACAAACCTAGCATTTCACCTGCGTTACAGGCTTTGTACGCCAATGAAGGAGAAGCACGTAATCGTGCTATTCAAATTCAAATGGGTTCGCTTACAGCCGACATGTACAAAAACTTTTATGACATAACTTCTACCTATCCAGGTATGAGCAAAGACCTAATTATGTCAATGGTGAAACAAGGTTTAACTGCTAAAACCCCTGGAATTGATAAAATTGTATCTCTTGACGGTATAGCACAGTTAAAAAAAGACCAGTTTAATGTAGAAAAAATCAAAAAAGACGTAAAAGCAGACAGAGGCATTGTTGGAAGTATTAGCGATGCTACACTTGGTAAAGTATATGATATTTTCAAGGGTGCTACACGCGCAGGTTTTGCTTTATTGCGTACTCCTTACGATTTAGTAACCACGTTAACACGCGATGCTCTTCAAGAAAAAGACGCAGGTTTATTTGTAAAGGACCTTGCGACACTTGGTGGCAAGAATACTCTCTTTGGTTCTTTGATTGCGGACGTCTTTGGTGGAAAACCTGGCGTAAAAACGGGGGCGGGCTTCTTTATAGACCCAGAAAGCCGTGTTGGCAAAGACCAAGCCAAGGCTATGAGGGCTTATGGAAAGGTCAATGGTGAATCTTTCACTATTGGACGCTTTTTTGCTAAGTCGATTGAAGCAAATCCAGATAAAACCGGATATAGAATACTTTCTGGATTTGTAGACGCATCACTTAACCTAGCCTTAGACCCAACTTTCTGGTTTGGCGCAGGTTCTGCTAGAGCAATCCTCAAAGGAGCCAAGCAAAGAGCAGCATATAAGGCTCAAGCAAAAGAATTTAGCCCTGCTGCGCAGGTAGAAGAGTTAAATAAAGAGATTGAAACGCTTGCCAAAGAGAGCGAAGAACTTATTGGTAAATATACCAAGCGTTCTGCTTGGGGCTGGATGTCAAAGACAGAAAGATTACAGCGTTTAGAAAAAGAAAAATTTGATATACTGGAACCTAAAGTATCTAAACTGCTTAATACATATGAAGATGCGGGTAGGGCTTTCTCTCAAGATGAACTTGCGCAACAAGTTTTATCTGGCGATAATATAGTCCGCGAGATTATTAACAATCCTGCTGCTTATGATGGCGAATTGTTACGCGGTATTGATAAACTTGCTGCTGACTCAGACAATACTCTAGGTTTTATTGACGGCTACATAGCATTAGGAGATTTACCTAAAAAAGGTGTGATTTCTTTTGGGGCAGATAGAAATGGAGAGTATTTAGTTACTCTTGCTGGAGACAAGCCTCTTAAAGTACTTGACCTAACAGAGGACATATCTAGCCTTTCTGGTAAGGCTAAGCAGGCTGAAGTTAGTCGCCGTATGATGTTTGAAGAATGGTTAGAGGCCGGTAAAACTGATGTTAATCTACCACCGGAAGTACGTGCTGTTTTAGACCAAGTTTCTATTCGCTCTAGAGCAGATGCTATGGAACTTAATGGTTTTCCATGGGCCGTATCTGCTGCAGATAAACCTAAGACAATGGCTGATATACTTATGACCATTGCTGCTGGTAAGCAACTAGGTGGCGCTGCTCTCGCTATGGAATATGCCATGCAAGGTATCCAGAAAATTTGGAAGCCTGAAGCAATTACTAACTATCGTGCTATCTATGGCGAAGTTGGTGGAGCCATTGTTATTAAGTCAAAGCGGTTAGCAGGAAAACGAGCAGAAGTAGGATTTGCTCTCTCAGAGATTGCCGACCCTTCTAATCTTGGTCCTAACATTGCTAAGTTGCTTACTTCTGTTAAGACACTTGATGCGACCATCAGCCAAACTCGTAAGGAACTTGAGGTTATAGCCAAGAACAAAGAGGCTGCAGCCCAAAGAGTCAAAGAAATTGAAATTTTCAAGAATGTAGTAGACCAAGACATTGATTTGCGAAGAGCAATTATCAATGACCCGGAATACAAAGGTCTAGAAAAAATTATTGACCTAGAGGCAGGCATTGCCGAGAAACGTATTTTGCGTGAGTGGTATCAGAATAACATTGGAGTTACCAATGGTTACAAGGGAGACCTTGGCACTGATTTTAGCAAAGCCTTTAAGTTCATGCTTGGAAGACGCTTTACCCAGATTGCCGAAGTTGTAGCCAAAGAAACAAATCCAGTTAAGGTTGATAGATTCTTTGGCAAAAAACTAGACAAAGATATGGTTGTTAAACTAACCGATGCTAAAACATCAGATGATGTATATCGTGTATTTTTAGAGCATTTAGGCAATCCTACAACCGACCCTAAGATATTCCGCTCTACCACTCTTCGTAAAGAGGCTTTAGCATTAACTGCTAATCCGGTAGCGCGCTTAGTTAACCCTGTGTCTTATGTATCGCTTCGCAGAGCAGAACAACTAGACAAGATGTACAGCCGCTTCTTTGTTAGGTCTACAGTTGTAAATCTAGGTGACTTAAACCAAACAATGAATGCTGTGGAAGACTGGATTAGTTCTGCCCAATTCAAGAGTATTATTGGTAAAGGTGCTCAAGAGAAATACATTGAAGATATATCTAATAAACTCTTCAGGAGCACAAGTGAACAAGAACGCGGCAAGATTATTCAAGATGGTTTAGATTCCATTGTAGAAGATATCACGAGAAAAGTTGGCGCTGACGAATCAACTATTTCCGAAATCAAAGATGTTATTAAGTTAAATGCGGTTCAAAAGAATGCCGATGCTACCTATAGCACAGGCAAACTTTCCGAAAATGGCGAAGTGGGCATACTTTTAGCAGGTAACAATTTTGTAAAGATTGATGGCGGTATTGCGCATTATCATTTAGCGCAAGGTACTATGTTCTTGCCAGATACAAAAGCAATAGCAAAGACACTAGCCAATCATCAAGCCAATTCTTTGATTAGCAAGTATAAAGCAGGAAAAATACTTGTAGAAGAAATGGGCGATGTTTGGCGTACTGCTCAGTTGGCTTTACGTATATCTTATATTATCCGTAACGTTGCAGAGATGCAGATGCGTCAATTATTCTCTGGACACACTAATATGATTTCGCACCCATTACAGTTCATCTCAATGGTGATGGCGAACTCTGGACGTGGTGGAAAACTATTTGAGCGTATCGCTAGATACCAATATGACTTGGCAGACAACATGTTTAAGAATGTTGATGCTGAGGGAGAATTCTTAGAGGCTATTCGTGGATACCAAATGTGGGCTTTCCGTAGTGCTTCAGTATCTGACTGGAGAAGCGGAAAGAATTCAGAAATATTCAAGGTATACAAGGTCATTGGTTCTGGAGATAAGAATTTCTTTGAAGGTCTAGCCCATACTGTCAATCGTTGGGGCAGCGACCCATTCAATCCTAAGATTGCTAAACTTATGCTTACTGGTGACGAAGCCGCAAAGCGTAAGTTCGTAGATGATGTCATTGAAACATTCGACCAGCCTAATAGCGATATTAGAAACTATGTTCTAGGTATATACGAGCGTAATCCTGGTCTCAAAAACATCTTTTTGAAAGATGCTAGTAAGAAATCTGAAGATATAACTAAAGCAGATTTATCTGCTGAAAAAATCTTTACATTTTTCTTTGACGAAGCACAAGAGCACACACTTGCTGGCCAAATGCGAAATATCGCAGGTAATGGTCCTAAGTCACATGTAATCATGGATTTACTTGCTGATGGCAAAGTAACATTTACTAATAGCGCAGGCAAGCAAACAACAATAGGTATTCCTTGGTTTGAAGGACCACTAAACTCTACACAGTTAAGCGCTCTTGAGTCAGCCTTCCAAAAGTCACTAAAGAATAACTTTACTCCAGAAGACCTTGCTGGTTCACGCGTACTCTTCCAGAAAGAGAGCCTTGTAAAAGGTCTTGAAAAGGGAGAAATCAACAGAATTGTTGATATGTTCTTCCGATTTGCTGCTCGCCAAGAAAGCAGATTTAACTTTGGTCCAGAATACCAGATGGCTTATTGGGACTTCGTTGCTAAATATGCAGACATGCTTTCATTGGACGATTTGAAGTATGTACAGAAACAGGCTAACAAGACTCTTAATCCTTTAACGATTACTATTGGTGGTAAGACCAAAGCCTTTAGAAAGCATCCAGTAACAAAGATTATTGACAAGCGCTTGAAACAAGGACTTAAGAATCCTAAATCAATAGGTGGAACATCTAACTGGCAGCAGATTCACAAGATGGCTGCTGCAGATGCTGCTAAGTATGTAAAAGATTTATTCTACGATGCTAGCCGTCAGAAACAATGGGCTCAAGCAGTACGCTTGGTATTCCCATTCGCGCAGGCTCATACCAACACTATGTACAAGTGGGGCCAATTAGGACTTAAAAACCCAGTTCCGCTATATCGTTTTTCTAAAGCATATGAGGCGGCAACTAAAGAAGGCTCTAACGTAATATATGATGTTACTGGCGTAACATATGATGACGACCAAGGATTTATCTATAAGAATCCGGGTATGGCAGAGCCTATGTTTAGGATTCCATTAGTTGGAAGCGTGTTAGGCGCTATTGCCGGCAGGAATATGAATATGTCTGATGCTTTGCAGATGACATCGCCTGTTCAATCGTTAAACGTTGCTTTTGGTCAAGCAACTCCATTCTTTCCTGGCCTTGGTCCCGTTGCGCAGATTCTGTTTACCTCTTCTGGTAAAGTAGACGAATTTGGTCCTGCGTGGGATATTATGCGTGACCTTGTTACACCTTTTGGTGCTCCTGACAGCATTGAAGATGTAGTATTCCCATCCTGGTTACGTAAGTCTGTCCTATATAAGATGGGCAATCCAGAAGTAATTAGACGTGGTATCAAAGATTGGGCATCATACTTAGCATCTAGCGGTGAATACGGCGAAAATCCGTTAGCCAATGATGAGACACGTAACAGATTATTTAGAGATGCTGAAACGCTATCTCAAAGAGTTGGCTGGATGACTGCTCTATTCCAGAGCATCTCACCTGCTACTCCTATGCCAGAGGTTTTAGCAAAGATTAAAGACCAAGATAACAAGTACAACTTCATGACAATGACTATGTTGTACGAACATTGGGATAGAATTTCTAGGGAGAACCCTGGAGATTACGGTGCTGCAGTACGGCAATTTGCTGATACATACGGCAAGAATAATATCTTGATTGCACTTGGAAGTACTACAACTGCAGTACGAGGAACCGAAGACTCATGGACTTGGTTGAATAATAACCCAGATGCTGCAAATAAGTTTGCCACCTCTCCTGGAGATGTAGTCCCTTACTTCTTCCCTGGTGGTGAAGCGTCTGTTAAGTACTATAACTGGCAGAAGCGTTCAGGTGCTCGTCGTAATTTATCTGGTACCGAGTTAGCAAATGAGGCTGAAGGCCTTATCTATGCTATGATGAAGGGTCAGATAGCAGAAGAACAGATAGCAAATGGATATCCTGAATTTTGGTATCGTGAGCAGTTGGCTAAACTAGATGAAGATTTTGGTGGAAGTCCTCCGCCAGATATGGTTACAACCAATACTGCTTTGGAAAAGATAGCAAGAGTTGGTAGTGCTTTACAAGACCCAGCATTTAAGGAATCTCCTATCTATCGCGAGATATCGTTGTTCTATCCACAATATATGGAGTTCCAAGACTTGCTTAATAAACTTAATGGTTCTAACTATGCTCAGATTAAGGCTAAAAGCGGTTTAGCGCCACTATTAAGAGATAAACTTGTTTCACTTGGTGAACAACTTATGTTAGAAAACCCATCATTCTCCCGTATGTACTACGGAGTATTCGCTGGACAATTGGAAGGTTAAAATACGTGGTTAAAAAGTTCTCTTCCTCACCTGGGGTATCTGACCTAGCCGCTTCTGGGTATAATGCTGGCAATACTACCGCTTTTCAGCAAGTAGCCCAGGGTATTATTGGTGGCACTATAGGTCCTAACCGTTGGCTTGATGAAACAAATCCATACTTGCAGTATATTGATGCAGCAGATGAATTTGCCAAGAACAATGCCTTCCAGAATATCTTCCGTGGCTTAGTAGATTCTAAGTCCCCAGCAGCCGGATATCGCAATGCTTGGGAGTATCTACAGGATACTATGCGTAAGATGAAAATGTCTAGTGGTAAAACCGCTCTAGGCATACCCACTACAGAGGATATGAACGGCCTAGAGAACGTTATTAGGGCTACAATAGGTAGTAACGCCACAGACCCTATTGCGTGGCTCCAGGCGGCTTCTGTAGGCTATAAAGGCGATGAGGTAAAGCAGTTAGACACTACCCCTCAGTTTACCCGTCAAGCACAGAAGGCACTCCAACTCAAGGACTGGGGGGATGCTAAGGCTGCTCTTTATGACAGTTACTACGCTGCTTTTGGTGTAGCCCCTACAGATGACCTAGTTTCTAAATTAGAGAAACAATGGAATGCAGAGGTTAGAAAACAGACCACATATACGGTCACAGAAGGCAAGACCTCATACGAGCCTGTCTATACCGATAAACCTGTTTATGACAAGACTAAGCCGGTTCTAGGTAAAAATGGCAAACCTAAAAAGGACAAGAAAGGCAACATTATCTACCAGCAAAAGGTAGACAAGAAAGGCAATCCTGTATTTGTCCAAGCGAAGAATCCTGCTGGTCAACTTCAGTACAAGACTGTTTACAAATCTAAAACCGTTAACGAAGGTGAAGGCTTTACTGATGTAGAGCAACAGCAACTTCTTGCTGATTTCCTTAAGGCCAACTTCCCAGAAGGCGACTTTAACGCAGAAGAAATTGGTGGTGCAGCCAAGTCTATCTATGATGAACTTGTAGCAGTTAACAGGAACAACTACACTGAAGTTCCTGGATTTGATAAGTTAAGCGAAGTTATCTTAAATACGATTGGCTCTGCAGATGCAAATGTTGCTGCAGAAATGATTCGCAAATACAAAGATGATGTTCGTAAGCAAACTGGTAAGAGATTTATGAGCCTTGCTGAAGACCTTGCTGCAGGCAAAGATGCCAAAGAACTTATTGGTAATGCCTTAAGTGTGGCAAGCAGTTACTTAGAAACCAACATTGACGAAAATGATTCTTTGGTAAAGCAACTCTTTAACTTCAAAGATGATAAGGGTGTTTACCGTATGCCTAATGACCTTGAGTTGTATCAACTTTTAGATAATGACCCTCGTGCAGCATACACCTCTAGAAAGAAGAATGAGGCCATTAATATGTTCGAAACATTGAAGAGCAGGTTACAACGTGGCTGAACTATATCTAGATGATGCAGAACGTCGTATCAAAGCAAATATGACAGCGTTGATAAACGCTGCCAAGGCTATTCCTGAAGTTGAAACTAAAACGGCTTCAAAAGCAACAACGGCTAATAAAGAACCAACTAAACTTGAACAAGCCCTTGCTGCTGATGAAATTTATCAAGCACAAGTTGCTGAATCTGCTAAAGTTCAAACGGCTCTTAAACAGGCTACTACAGACCCACTAGATATTCGCAGTGAAACAACCAAATTAACTCCTGCCCAAGTTGCCGCACAACAAGCACTTAAAGAGGCTTCGGAAGCAGCAACTGCTCTTGGAATACAAAATGTAATTGCCCCAACATTGAGTGGAGTTGTCGGAAAAATTAGTAAGGCTCCAACAACTCCACCTAGAGAAGGTTATGAGTGGGCTTATAGGTCAACAGCCGGTGGCGGTATAGAGTGGTACGAAAGACCAATATCGGGTTATTGGTTGGGTAGAGGCGGTAGAGGCGGCAACGGCGGCAATGGTAACAATGGTAACAACACGGTTGTAAACGGTGGCCAGACTACCAACATTGATGTCCTCAAGTCGTTACTTCGCGGTATGGGATTTACCACTAGCCTTATTGACTCATCTGCAGACTTCTTAAATAGACTCCTAAAAGATGGTTTAGATTACGATAACGCTATTTCTATCTTTTTAGATTCTAAAGAGTATACTTTTAAGAATGGACAGAAAGTTATTTCTCCATTCTATACTGCTTATGGTTACCTTAATGAGGGACTCACAGTACCTAAGTCTGCTGCTGACTTGTTCAATGCGGTTGAAGGATACAAAGAAGTAATTGCTAAGTATAACCTTAATGAGAAGTTCATATCTTCTGATTCACTTAAGAAGTATATCAAGAACGATATTAAGGTTTCAGATTTAGATGCTAGAGCCAATGCCGCTCGCCTTAAGGCCATAAATGCAGACCCTTCCTACACCAGCGCTTTAATGCAACTAGGCTACATCAAGGCCCCCACAGACTTAACAGATTTCTTCCTAAATCCAGATATTGGCAAGGAAGCCTTAGAGCAAAACCGTGCTACGGCAGCATTTTCTGCTGAGGCTATTCGCCGTGCTCAGCAAGGTATAACTTTTGATGCTACACGATTCAAGCAGATTTCTGCAGGCTTAATAGGCAAAGGATTGAGCGAAGAACAGGTAAGCGCAACCGCTGCTACTGGTTTTGAGATTATAGGTGAACAGTTAGGGACTACTCAAAAGTTAGCAGGTGTCTATGAAAGAATGCCAGCATCTGAAGTAACTGATATCCAGAAAGAACTTGAAGCAGAACAGTTCCTCGGAACCGCTTCACAACGTCGCAAGAGACTCAGCGAACTAGAAACTAGAGGTTTCCAAGGTGCTGCTGGTACAACAACATCCTCGCTAAAGAGAAGGTCAGCAGGCATAATCTAGAATCCCGATACGGACCAGCCAGCCCCGTACGGTGTATAAGACTGGAAGTACGAGCCAAGATGGACTCCCCAATCCATGTTGAGGCGTGCGACAACTACTAATGATGGGAGAGGTTGCTATGAGCAACAATCGCGATAACTACTGGGAAGACGATGACGATGAGGACGATGTACAAGACCAATTCGTCGGGTCTGATACTGACCTCGTTAAGAAACTGCGCAAGCAATTAAAAGTTGAGCAGAAACGAGCAAAGGAACTTGAGTCAACTCTAGGTGAGTTGAGCAAAGCCCAAAGAGACCGCGTACTAAAGGATGTTCTTACATCCAAGGGTATCAACATGAAGGTCGCAAAATTCATCCCTACGGACATTGATGCTTCTGAAGAAGCAATCGGGTCGTGGCTTGAGCAGAATGGTGATGTGTTCGGATTCACTCCTGAACCTAAAGCACCGATTGCCGAGTACGACAAAGCAAATCTCCGTCAAATGGATGTAGTGACCCAAGGTGCTGTTTCACCCGAACGGGCAGATGAAATGGTTATGAAGATAGACAACGCAGAAAGCGCTGACGAACTTCTGGCCTTCTTACGCTCGCAACAGTAAATTCGTTCATAGTCTAGGAGACTAATAAATGGCTAATGCCTATGTATCAACAGGTTCTTCCTCACTTGGAGGTACCGCTGGTGCAGCAGGTCTAGTTCAAAAGGCGTATGACCGCCTTCTTGAGTTCGCTCTCCGCTCAGAACCTCTAATCCGTTCTGTCGCAGATAAGCGCCCTGCTCGCCAATCAATCCCAGGCTCAACTGTAGTCCTACAGCGCTACGTTGACCTCACTGCAGCAACAACTGCACTCACAGAAGATACTGACCCAGATGCAGTCGGTCTTTCAACACCGACCTCTGTAACCATCACTCTTAACGAGTATGGTAACTCAGTTCTCGTAACTCGTGCGTTGGAACTCTTCAGCCTTGCTGATGTAGACCCAGCGATTGCGAACATCATCGCTTACAACCTTGCTGATTCTATCGACAAGATTGCGATGACCACCCTCCGTGGCGGAACCAACGTAATCTACGGTGGAGACGCTACAGCAACAAATGAAATCGTTGCTGCTGATACTCTCGCTTCTGCAAACATCCGTAAGGCTGTTGCTAAGTTGCGTGCAGGAAACGCTAAGGGTCGCAAGGGTAACCTTTACTGGGTTGGTGTCCACCCAGAAGTATCACATGACCTCCGCGCAGAGACAGGTTCTGCAGGATGGCTCATTCCTCACCAATACGGTGCAAACCAGAATGATATCTGGGCAGGCGAAATTGGAACCTACGAAGGAGCATACTTCGTTGAGACCAACCGTATGTACAACGCAACTGACGGAGCATCATCTGCTCGTGTCTACCGCACAATCGTAGCGGGTCAGCAGGCTCTTGCTGAGGCAGTTGCCGAAGAGCCACACACAGTCATCGGACCAGTAGTTGACAAGTTGATGCGTCACCGCCCAATGGGCTGGTACGGCGTACTCGGCTTCGCTCGCTACCGCGAAGAGGCTTTGTACCGCATTGAGAGCGGTTCTTCAATCGCTTCCTAGTTGATTGACTCTGAGGGGTAGGCATATTTGAAAAGTCTACCCCTTTGGGGTGAGTCCATTAAGGAGGACTAATGACCGAATACATCTTCAAGACACCTACGGTGCGAGAAGGTCCTGCTGGACTTCATAGATTGTTCTACTTCTATAAGTTGGATGTTGGGATAACCATAGTCAAATCAGGGGGTACTTACTCTCAAGTAAGATACCTGCTTGATGAAGACCTAACCGACTATGATGTGGTATACTTGGGGGGCAGAGACCATACCGTTGATGAGGCTACAAAAGCCGAACTCATCGCAGGTGGTGTCGGAGTAACAGAGGATAACTTTACAGCAATATGAAACATTGGGAACATCACCCCGAGCCGGTTGATGGGTGCTTTGGTTGCAAAGCGCTAACACTTCAAATGAACGCAGGGGACGCGACAAGAGATATTCCAGATAAGAAATGGAATGCAGAACTACAGGCATACAGAGATGCTAGGACTGAAGGTATTCAGCCTAACAGCACCAATATGAAAGATATACAAAAGGCTCGTGAAGCATCTGAAGTTCTAGGTAAACCCTATGACGGGGATACTATGCCAAAAGCACACAAGATAAATAAGGGCGTAGCCGAAGTAATGAAAGAGATAGGTGCATAATGCCAAAGGTCGGAAAGAAGAAGTTCCCTTACACCGCAAAAGGTAAGGCTGCTGCTAAAAAGTACGCAAAGAAAACCAACAAAAGAATGATAAAGGGTAAGGCATACTAATGGCTAAAAGAATAAAATATGTCACTGGCAATAAAGCAGCAGATAAAGAAATTGCATACTTGAAAAAAACATTTCCAAATAATCGTGATGCAAAGCGTCAAATTAAAAATCTTGTAGAAAAATTTGGTGCTCAAACTTTATCAGGAAAAGCAGAGAGAAGTCGTACATCTGCTCGTGACCGTGCACCCAAAAAAACCAAGAAGTACAAACCAAACACTAAAATTAATGGTCGCGAGATGGACCCTACAAAGATTCCAGGTTTTAAGTTTGGCAAAGGCACAATATAGTGTCATCAGGAAAGTACAAGCGTCATCTTGGATTCAATGCAGTCCAGATAAAGGACGGGATGGTTGTACGGCTCAATAAGAACGGCACAGTAAGAGCAGTTCTTGGAAAGTATGGCGAGTATGGCAAAAAGAAAGACTAGAGATTCACGCTTAGCACGTGCAGGTGTGAGTGGCTACAACAAGCCAAAGCGTACTCCCAACCACCCTAAGAAATCACACATCGTGGTTGCTAAAGAAGGCAGCCAGGTAAAAACAATTAGATTTGGCGAGCAAGGTGCCTCCACCGCTGGTAAGCCAAAGGCGGGCGAAACCCGTCGTATGAAGATGAAGCGCAAGAGTTTTAAGGCTCGCCATAGTCGCAACATCGCTAAAGGAAAAATGAGTGCCGCATATTGGGCAGATAAGGTGAAGTGGTAAAATGCCATCAGTTAAAAGAGGACCTAGGAAACCAGCGCCTCAGGCGAAGATAAAGGTTTCCCAAGGAACAATCGACAAAATCAAGGGTATGGGAATGCAAGCAGCACTTAAGAAGGCTGCTCGTCCAAGTACTTCAGGTGACTTCGTAGAAGGCGTAAAGCGCATGTACGGAGCACGTCGTCTTACAGCAGCGCAAGGTCAGCGTGCTGATAAGCGTATTCAAAAGCCAGGACCTGCTAAACCTAAAAAGGTTACTACTGCAAAGTCTGCTGACCAAGCACGCGCTAGAGGAAACGCTGGCGCTAACACGGTTAGCAAGAAGCCAAAATACACATCAAAAAATCCAAAGCCAATGAATCCAAAGGGTCTATTCCCAGGACTTCTAGGTGGTAAGAAGTAGTAATGACAAAGCGCAAAGCCTTCTGGGATAAGAAGAATCCTAAGACTCGTTCTAAGAAACTTACTGCTTCTCAGAAGGCTGCTGCGAAACGTCGTGCCAAGGCTGCAGGCAGACCTTATCCTAATTTAGTAGATAACGCAGCAGTAAGTAGAAGAAGGGTTAGATAATGGCAGGTATAGCAGGTAGCACTCTCTGTGCAGAATTAAACCGTTTGGCTAATGGCGGCACCTACCCTGCTAGAACGGCATTCCTTGATGAGCAAGGTGCTGCTAACGCTTGGGCTGGTACATCCGGTCTAGGAATCATTGGTGCCCTAAATATTAAGGCTGATGCTAATCGCCAGCCAGATGATTACAAAGATTTATTCGGTATCTGCAACGAACTAGCCGGTACAACTAACAAGTCTGCGGTAGACGCATTAAGGACTCTAGCATCGTGACAACAACCCTAAATAACTTGGTAGATGAAATCCTTATCAACATGGCTGGCTACACCATGCAGCAAGATAGGGCTACAAGCCTTTCGGCTGCTATCAGCACTACAACCACAACCAGCCTATCGGTATCTTCTACTGCCGACATTGGTAAGGGCATTATTGAGGTTGGCGAAGAGTTGATGTGGGTAGAGAACTTTGACCGTGTAGGTAATACCTTGACTATCGCCCCTTGGGGTAGAGGTTATCTAGGTACCACAGCATCTACTTCTGCTACTTCCAGCAAAGTTACAATTAGCCCAACATTTCCTCGTTATGTAATCAAGAAGGCTATCAACGATACAATCAATGCTATGGGTGCTTCCATCCACGGCGTAAAGCAAATTACTTTTACTTACAATCCAGCAATCACAACTTATGAACTTCTAGATGGTAGCGGTAACAATGTTACTGCTGATGCTATCTTGGCTATGCACTGGCAAGAAGTAGGTCCATCAAAAGAATGGATTCCTGTACGGCGTTGGTCTTTTGAGCCTTATGCTGATATCACCACTTGGGGTGGTAGCGCTGCTTCTCCTGCTCAAACGGTTAGCGTATACGACTACATAACTCCTGGTAGAACTGTCAAGGTTCTTTATGCTGCTTCTCCTACTGTTTTTACATCTAACGATGATATCTTTACTACAACTACGGGACTTCCTGAATCCTGCAAGGATGTCGTGGTCTTAGGTGCTACATATCGCCTGCTCACATTCCTTGACCCAGCACGTGCTACTCAGACCAGCCCACAGGCTGATGAGATTGATAGCAAGCGTCCTTTTGGTGGAACAGGAAATGTAATGCGTCAAATCTACGCTTTGTACACACAACGTTTGAACGAAGAAACCAAGACCCAACTAACGAAGTACCCTCCCCGAGTCCACTACACCCGATAGGTAAACAATGACAACACGTAAGTACTCCTCTCGCTCGCAGCAAACAACGCTGGCTAGCGCACTTACAGATTCTGCTGCGTCTATGGTGGTGGTATCTGGCTCTGCCCTTATGGCTTCTATCTCTCCGACTGGTGGAGAAACATTCACCGTAGTCATTGACCCAGATACTTCGCTTGAAGAGGTAGTTGATGTAACGGCGGTATCTACCAATACCCTAACGATTACCAGAGCCGTTGATGGCTCCATAGCCCAGGCTCACTCAGCAGGTGCTGTTGTAAGACATATGATTATCGGTAGAGACTTGCGTGAGGCTAATGCCCATATAGAGGCTTCTAGCGCCGTTCACGGGCTTACAGGGACGGTTGTAGGCACAACCGATACTCAGACCCTCACCAATAAGACTTTAACCGCTCCTACGGTCTCTGGAGCCACAATCTCAGGTACTGTCACATCTACCGCTACCATCACTGGTGGCACGGTAAATGCCACTACCCTTCAACAAGGCGGGGTACAGGCAGTCACTACGACAGGTACTCAGACCCTAACTAACAAGACTCTGACCAGCCCTACCATTACAGGTACTGGCGCTATTGCAGGTACCTTCACAGGTAACCTGACTGGTAACGTCACAGGTAATGTATCTGGTTCCTCTGGTTCTACCACAGGTAA